GTATTACCTGTAACATCAAGATCTATACCTTCGACTTGATAGTATTCTATTTGAGCACAACATGCTTTTTTAATCAGTAGCTGTACATGTTCAGAAAACTTATCCAAACCAATTTTAGGTACATGATAATCTGTCAAAGAGTCAATAATGTCCGAAGCCCTTTTGGATAGACGAGAAAAGTCCTTATCATCAACAGGAGTTCCCTCGTAATCATTCTTGTAAAAGGCTTCATCAACATAAGGTTCAGACATGATCTTCACCTACTTTTCTTTTTTGTCTTCCTTCTGATCGTCTTTGCCGGCTTTCTTGTCATCTTTCTTTTCTTCAACACGTTCTAAGAAAGAATCATCTAGATTTACAGCAACTTCTTCAGCACGTTTAACGGTCATATCAATGACCGTCCCTGCTTCATAAACTTCTTTAGTTTCTTTATCACGGAATTTTTTTAAAACGTTGTATTTTGCCATGTTTTTCACCGTTCCCTTTCTTATCCTTCTGGAGTAGCATCAATACCGAAGTAAGCTAGTGCTTTAGGTTCACGAATGATGAAGTCAATATCATCAAGCATGAAATGATATGTTGCCTGTTTGGCAACGGCACGGCTGTCTTGAGCAGCAGTTGTCAATGTAACAGTCAAACCAGAAACAACAGCGAGGTTTTCATAAGGAGTGAACAGAATTACATTGTTTTCCATAGACTCAACAACTTCGACGCCGAATCCACCGATATTGCGCAGGGCACCGTCCACTAATACTGCATCTCCCAAAGCAGTATTTCGATTTTGTAATTCAACAACATAGTTTGTTGCTGTGGCTTGAGACATAAAGAACTTAAATGTTCCTTGACGCAAATATTTCGGTTCAATTCTAGCAGTTGCAGCAGTTAGTTCTTGAATAGTCGGCAATTTTGCACCTACTACTTTTACTTCAGCAGATGCTTTAGCCATTTTGATGTAACCATCATTTAACTTCACGAATGCATCAGATGAAGATTCATCCCCATTAAATGCTAGATCTTGCAAATCCGCTGCATACTGAGCTTGCATTAGTGAAAGTAACGCTTGACGGACATCTTGCCCACGAGTACGAGCGGTATAAAATGTATTGCTGTTCTCGATCCATGTATCCAAGTAAACCGGGACAAGAGAGAAAGGTACTGTGTCTTCTTCTTTGATATCCGTGCCTGTATCTTCAGTGTTAATACCTAGATGTTTTTTCAATGTACGCTTTTTAACACCTAATTTATCCAAAGATCCTGTCCCTGATTTGGCAAAATGGACAAATATTTTCCCGATAGTTCCTGCAGTTGCAACTGCATCTAAGAAGAATGCTCGAGCATTGTCTTCACGTAAGGTAACATTGTTACCAGCTTTCAAGATTGCGTTCATTTGTTTGATCAATGTTTCATTCGATAAAACGTTTGTCATTTGTGTTTCCCCCTTTATTCAGAAATTGGGAAAGCAGCGTCCACATAAGATGGTACAACCGATTTCTCAACTTTTTCTGTGTAATTTTGTTCAGCATTGTTGCTGATTCGAGATTTTTCGAGATTCTCGATCTTCTCATTCAAAGGTGCTACGGCTTCTGATACAGCCTTAGCAATAGCATCAGCATCTAACTCAACACTAGCTTCCGAATTAACTGTTTCTGGTTTTTCATCTGATTTATCGCCTTTTTCCAAAGCTGATAAACGATCGTTTACTGGTTTGAGCGCTTCGCCGAGCGCTTTTTTTAACTGTTCTTCCGTCATTTCCTCATCCTCCTCGGATTTATTTGTACTAAAAAAGGACTTAACCGATTCGATTAGTCCTTGTTTGGTAACTGATTTAGTTGTATTTATTGTGCCGATCAGCGTTGATAACTCGTTAATTTCAGATTGAATACTAGCTATCTTGTCAGCATCGTTTGCTGTGTAATTATCTAAAATAGACCATGAAGCAGATCGAAAAGCATCTAAAGCTGCATTAATATCCCGATAAGTCTTGCTGTTGTTAAAATTATCAGCTGTTTGCTTTTTGACATCCTCCACTTGAGCGGTTCCTGCTAAAGAGTAGCCTGTGAAATCCCCTTTCTGGATTGACTCCCACATTTCGTCAGTAGCTTTAGTGACAAGCACCCAAGTTCCTTTGGTGATTGTGGTTTCGCCGATAGTCATATCAACAGGGGCAACATAACTCTCTACTACTTTTCCAGCATTTGTGGTGAAATCGTGCTGTTTGTCAATTTGTTGATAATCCGCCATGAATCCATGTGCAGCCTTCTCGATTGTTTCAGCATCCATGAAATCCCCATGAACGTCTTCAACATCAGGCTCATAAACAACACCATATACAAGCTTCTGTGGATCATTCGATTTAGTAACCAACTTAACTTCGGTTTCAAAATTAGGTTTGAGATCTTCAGCAGATTTAGTAAGAAAGAATGATTTCTTATTGGCTGCCTTATCTACATATGAAACATGTGTTACAAGAACGTTTTCTAGTTTTCGCATTTTCTCACCACCTTTCTAATTATTTTTTTATTTCTGGCACCACAAAACAGTGACAATGAATCGACTCTTTAGCAGATAACATAGGGTCACGAGGATAACGGCAGCTTTCGCCATTGACGATGAAATACTCGCCTTTAGCGATTGTTTGACCGTCCATCGCTTCGTGTCCCTTTCTCGGTTCTTTGATGCCATGAGTATGGCGCCAGGTCATGCCAATAACAGCATCGTTTTGCATTAATGCTTCATACTGGCTGCCAGAGTACATCCTTAATCCCTCAGTGATCGCAGTTGTTCTGGCACGATTGCGAGAGAATTCAGGGAGTGAAGACAGCTTACTTTCTAACCATCGGATGCCTTTACCTTCATCAAAAGATTCTTGAATCACTCCTACAAGAGCGTTCTCTGTAGAAACGTTCATTAGTTTTGGCAGCTTCCTAAGCCATTTTTCGATGTCTCGGTAGTGTTTAGTCTGATAATCAAAATCCTCAGATCCGTCATACTTGGCATTAAATTCATCAAACAACCCAAAGAAAGCTTTTCTCAGTTCTGGGATAACACTTTCTTCCATGTTTGATTTGAATGATCGTCCACGGAGCATAACTTTTATAGATAACTTGGTAGGTTTCTTTTTCCGATTCTCTACGAATTTTTTAACCTTTTCCCATACTTCCTCGTAATCAATTTGCAAGGTCTCATCCATCTTATCCTCTGAATTTAAGATGAACGTAAGCAATATTGGGACAAATAAAAAGCCTGCTTTTTCTAGAAGCTTAGCCAGTTCATCATCCTCTTCTTTTTTTAACTGTAAAGCGGCTTTAATTAACTCTTCATCATTCATCAGACTTCACACTCCGGATCATACGCCGAATACTTGCTGCAACTTCACTTACTTCTCCTTCACCATATGCCTTAGCTACGTCCAAATCACCAAGATTAAACGCTGATGACGATGATTGTCTGTTAAGTGGATAATTGTACTCTTCTCCATCAAAAGCTTCTAGCGGCTTATTGAGGGCTTTTGAAAGAATATCCCTCAAATCATTTGGAGCGACTGCATTTGCTTGGATAGCTGGTGTGAGAATCGCTTTAACATCCTCCATATTTACAAGATTGGATGATTTCAGAAATACTTCTACATACTTGAATTCATATTCCCTAAAAAGCGAATTAATACGCCAATCGTAAGATTCTCGCATGGGCTGGAACACTTGCTCTTCCGTCAGTTCTTTAGCAGTCTCAGCAGTAGCTCTTGTATAGTCGCTTGATCTTGCTACATAAATTGGGGGCAAACGGAATGCTCCAAGGACTGATTCAATGACGTTCTCATCATACTCAAGAAATAGAGCATCTTTTTGTAAGATGTCAGCTAGTTTCTCAATGTTAATGGCTGGCTTGAATTTATCTTCCCCATATCCTAAACCTTCTTCTGCAGGACTTACTTTTTCAGCTTCTAGCAATAAAAACTTATGCTGATTTTCTTCCCCACCAATTGCATTAGCATATGCCTGTAATGTGGCTTCGGATTGTTCAGTCAGCTGCGCATTCTCTAGCGTGATGGCAAGAGGAATATGTCTTCCCTGAGTAAAATATCGATAGTTCAATTCGTCGGCCTTGCGATTTCCAAGTATTTTAATCAATGGACCTACCCAGCGAGGCTTGCCATAAGGATCTTGAAAATCACCATTTTTAAGGTGAATGATTTCAGTAGCTGTGCCTTGCCCCTCAGAACCCACGCTTCCATTTGAATTCAACGGAGTAGGGTCCCCATAGGTTTTATACCATGTTCCAGATTCTTTAACAGAATCATCCATAGAATCACGAAAAACAAAATAGCGGACCTTAATCTCTGATCCGTCCGCATTTATAACTCTATTTAGTTTGGTAACAGTCATGTACTCAGGCTTTACAGAATCAATTCCTACAACATCACCTTTAAGATTACGAATAACTTCAATATAGCCATTCCCGCATTCTTCAACATGTCGAATGACCTCCTCAATAACTTCTTTTGGCGGACGTTCAAAGGATAATTCTTTGAGTAGGGTATCCAATTGATTCCATTCTGCCTTCATTTCTGCTGTTTCTTCGGTGTCGTCAACCTTGTAACGTATACCAAAACCGAATCCAGCCACGTTCGTTACGTATGCTTCAATTGATTGGTTCAGAATGTCAGATATATCGGTGATTGATCGTAAAGTAGCAATATCATATGGTGGAGATAATTGGGTCAAATCTCTTCTTTGATCAAAACCACCTGCAGACTTAAACTTTAGAGTTCTTTTCTTCTCAATGCTCACGTTCTTTTTGATATATTCTTTAGGAACAGATCCTGACGATCCGCCACTAATAATTTTTGATGTCAAGAAACCACCTCCTAAAATGCTGTTTTTCTATTTGTGCGTCTTTTCTTGGCTTGCTGACCTTTACGTCTTTCCAGCTCAATAGAGTATCGTAACATCGCCATTGCATCATCAAAGAAATTCACCGGATCGTCCGTAAAAGTATTTGATTTCTCGTCCTTTCTCCACTTCCATTGTTGTATTTCTTTGATTGTATTTGTACAACTTGGATGGATATGGATGCGCATCTGCTTCAAATAATCGATCTGTGCTGACACACTTCCGGGTTCTTTTACAACAGGTTCAGCATGATAGCCAGCTTTGCGCCACATTTTAATTCGATCCGGTTCGGCAGAATCACACCACATAACCAGCTTTTTATTGATTCTTTTTTCATTAGCGATTGCAATAAGCTCACTCGTATCTTTTTCGAACTCATAGATTTCACGGCACAAAAAAAGCTCGCCATCTTTAAATCCAATTTCACCAATAGCATTGGCATGATTGAATCCGAAGTCTTGAGCGTTAACCATGTAGTCAAAACGTTCTGGGTCTGTGTTAAAGTTTTCTACAATATAATTAGTAAGGATAAGTCCACCAGACTCACCCCATTCGCCGAGTCCATAGATTTGATATCCATCAGGATCACGCTCTTTTCGCATCATCATCCGCCGGTGATAGGCTTCATCAATGAATCGATTCTGTAGATATGTTGATTGATGAGTAAAAATGTCTGGATGCGTTACATCAAAGTACTTTGACTTGATCCAGTGAGTAGCTGATACCGGGTTAAAAGTAAATGTCATTTGATAGTAAAGATATGGGTTAAAATCCAAATTACCACGTAAACGGTCATCGAGAATATCTACATCGGCTTCATAAAGTTCTGTCGCTTCCTCGATCCATATCCATGTGAGTTTACCACGGTCAAAAGTAATAGATTTTACTTTTTCTCGCTGTCCGTCATCTTTCATCCCACGAAATATCACTTGATTGCCAGTAATCTTTGATTCGAGCATCATAGGCGATGATTTAATGGACCAATATTTGTGGTAGTCAGATCCGTAAATCTTATAGATAGCAGACTTCAATTCAGCATACGTACTATCTTTATTTGACTCGGCGACTTTACGAACACAAAGAAGATTTGCTCCTTTATACTTCGGATCTCCAAGTTTTATGATAAAGTCTTGCGCAGTATTTACTGATTTACCAGAACCAGCTGATCCTTTAGCTAATCGATATCTTTTCCTAGTGGTATTGTATGTTTGGAAATTTCGGTTAAATTGTACCTTAACTATCATTTGGCGCTTCGTTTTCGCCATCGCCATAATCAACCACCACTTTCAGATCCATATTGCCATCTAGTTCCACTTTATCAGTCCATAGGCTATACCTTTTGCCAAGGAGTTCAGCTGCTCTTATACGATCTTTATTAGCTACTTGCACATCTTCTATCGTTGAACCGTATTCAGATCCTTGAAAGACTACCGTTTGATCTGTTTCTTCTCCTCGCATAACCTTACTCAAATATTCCAGGACCTCTTCTTGATTAGCGATTTTTTCTGATTGCAGCTGTTCAAGTCTTTCGTCTATATATTGTCTAATGTCAGGTTTTGTCAGGTTCTCACTACCTACAGACTTAGCAGTTCGTTTGCTGTACCCAGCAGAAATAGCGGCTTGAGTAGCATTACCGCTGATAATGTACTCATCCGCAAATCTACGTTGCTTTTCAGTTAGTTTCACTACTCTCACCTTTTTCTGTATTTGTCATACTATTTCTAGTTCTTCTGTAACTTCAAAATAAAAACCTATACAATTTACTAATTTTAAAAAGTCTAGAAATGATAATTTTTCCGGTGAATATCTTCCATGTAAAAAAGAGTGTCTGCCAAACTTAAGCTCGGTAATTTCCTCAAAATTTTGGTGGTCATAATATGCTTTTATTGCTTTTTTACATTCACCTTTAGCAGCAGAATATATGTCTCCTTCCCCATTATCTGCCATCAACTCTTCTATCATTGGTTTATTAAGAAGACGTTTAGTTTTCAATTCTGGGTGTACTTTCATAACTGACAAATGTTCTAAAATCATAAATAAATTTGCTGTACAAAGTTTGTATTTTTTCCAATCATCGTTCAAAACATCAATCATTTGAAATACTATTATCTTAAAATCATCATCTAGTGAATCCGATATAGTGTTTAAAGTTTCAATTAAATACCCGAAATTATTTCTACAGTATAATCGAATCATATGTTTGTTAAGATTTTCTTCATGTTTTAGACTATACAAATGTAAAGGTATATAAATACATGTAGGTGCTGACCACCCCAAATCAGCTAATTTTGTCAAAATTTCGGGATCTGCCTCCGCATTAATTTCTTTGGCCCGATTTGCTTTATCTAATATTCCTTTCCAATTTACAGCTGACATAATCTCAGAAATTTTTTGATTCATATTGATTAAATTTAAATTTTCTGAAACATTTTGTGAAAATGAATTTAGCGTATTTATAGCTTGATTTTGCACATTAATTATCGCCTTCATTTTTGAAGATAGACTTGATGCAACCATTTCTTCAATTTTATGAAAAGTTTCGTTCAGATTTTCAAATGATCTAGTGTGTTCATTAACAATCTTTGTGATTCTTTCACTATAACTAATTATGTGGTCTGGAATTTTTAGGTTGATCTCAGGTACGTAGTTATCAGATTTTTTATCGTTCACATTCTCCACTCCCTTTCCTACATGATATCAATAAATCAAGTGATACCCAATAGAAAAAAACAGCCCCTAGGGACTGTTTAGTAGGAAGCACCAAAGATCATGTGAGTAATCTAATTGCCAACTCCCAAAGTCACTGGTGAGGATTTGAACCTCACAAGTCTTACCTCGTTTTGAGATAGGCAATACCACTCTGCCACAGTGACATAAAAAAAGACGGCTAGCGAATGAAGATAAGGAGTGTGTTCAACTCCATTCATAATAGATTTTTTGTCGCCGTCTTAGTTAAATACAGGGCGCTGGGAATAATTTTCAGAAAGGAGGTCTGCCAACGTATCTTAAAGGAGTGCGCCCTGTTATTTACAATAATTGATAATACTATCTTACTATGGATTATTGTCATTAAACCGCCATTATACCGCCAAAAAACCGCCATTTTTCATCGATAAGCGACAAGCTTGCCACGACGATAACTTTCAGCAAATTCAACCAATGCATCTGATTTCATTCGCTCAATTTGCCGAACTGAATAGCCCATCTCATCTGCGATCCTTAGATTAGAATACTGATCTTGTAAGCAGAAGCTATAATGAAGTATCTGTCTGCTCGTTAGTTTCAATGCCATAAGTGCCACGATTATTGCATCTCTTTCTGTTTCTGCATCCAATCTTTGAATAAAAGCATCCTCGGACTTGTTTCCATTACTAGGTGTTCTAGGCATATCAGTAATAATCGGTGAGCGGACATCGATCTTTGAACGACCTGCAATCCGCTCCAACCGACGGTAGTTCTTCAAAACATATCGTGCATTCTTTCTCGTTTGAGAGAAATCAACTTCTCTTAGTAATAGCATCATTGCTCAATCGCCCCTTTGTTTGGTATAATGAAGTTACCTTGGCGGGGACAAAATCATTATTTTGGGGGCATTGGGCGATTGCTTAATGCTTTTTATTTTGCTTTACTTTCGATCTCTTTTAACTGCTCTGTGACGATCACTTCGATGATCAAAGCCATCTTGTTCCATAAAATAGCTTCCTCCATAATCTTGCTCCTCTTTATTTATAGGTTGACTTGATTGAAACTTTTCTTTGGCAATGGCTTGTTTCTCCTTTTCATCTAATTCTTTACCGAAAATTACACTAGCAAATACTGTCGCAAAAAGTGCCACGGCTACCAACACTGCAAAATCCATCATTTACCCCCCTAGCCTAAACGAATTTTTTACAGAATTACGGATCTGATTCGCAATACTACTAGAAACATCTATCTCCATTCCGGAACGACTTAACATATTGGCAGAAATACTTGCTCCAACTTTTAAACCCATACTCAATTGTCTTCCGGTTATATATGATCTGGCTACCTCATACAATTCACCTCGAGGGACAAAGTTAAACTTATATATTTCAAAAAAGCGGTCATTACTCATTTGAAAGAAATCTAACGCCAATTTGAATTTTGAGTACCCTTTGTATGTACCGTATTTTTTAACCAAATATACCCCACGATCATCATCTGCCTTGATTTTATCTTTTTGATTGTCATTCATTTTTTTACTGGCTTCTGATTCTGAAACATTCTCAACGGACATGATCCATATTTTTTCCAAGCAAGCCTTCATGACTTCTTCATCGTTCGAATTCATACCATGAAAAGCAATCCGTCCTATTTCTTTTAACATTTATTTCATCCCCCTGCTTCCATCGCATCCCTGACTAACGGATCGCTGATAATAATCTTGTACTTCATCTGCTCGTGCTGCAGCTGTTCTTGTAACTGCTCAATCTGTTTCTGTTGGTCCACAATTGTATAGGATAGCCAACTTAGGCCTGCAATCGTTAGCAGTATTGATACAACAGCCAGTACCGTAAAATGATTAACTTTCATTGGATTGATCCAACAGTTCTGGATTCTCGTAGATGTTGCCTAAAATAGTTATATCGCTAGATGTTAAATTAAAATTGTGCAAGAATATTTCTTCTAAATCTTCCGCATCAGGTAAACTCATGGAAACAGAAATACCATCAACTTCACTAGGTATAGGTTTGGGAGTGTCGAAATCATACTTGGCATCTTTGATTATCCATGCTGTTCCTGTTTCGTCTTTATCAACTACTCCAACCATATGATTTTCTTGGTAATAGCCCATAGGCCACTCTTCCCAAAAGATGTCAATGATGTCACCTCTATAAACGTCCTTTTCCTCATCGTCTTCGTGTGAATCTGACATATACCCTTTCAAGCCTGTTGATTGCATGACTTCTATATCATAATCATCTTCATTAAGCATCGTATTAAGAGCATCAATCAGATTAGTTGTGTATTCAATGTGTCCACAAACTTCTTTACCGTAAATCATTTGTTCTAATTCTTTATGCCAACCTCTAAATTTTGGTACCATCTTATCCCTCCTGTTTCACTCCTGATCCCAAGTATCGAAAGCTTCGATATCGTCTCCACCACCCACAGGCTCTCCACCCACTGTATAGTAGGTAACTGTATTTTCTTCATAACAGTTCTCGCAATATCTGGTTTCTTCGTCCTGCTTAATATATGTGTCTCCAGGTTCCAAATCCTTATCACATGCATTGCAGTACATTTCTATTACTTTCGTACCAATGTACTTTCGGAACACATCATTACTTTTACGTTTTAATGAGTTTTCAGCTGCTTCTTTCGATGAATACCAACGTCTTTCTACTTCATGATCTTTGTAGAACGTGGCTACTCCATGTTTAGTTAATTTCATTTTCCTACCTCCGTTCATTTATCGCTGACGATTGCGGAATTAACTTCTTGGCAGGCTATAACGTATTTAACTGCTGGATAAGTGTTCATTTCTGCAATAGCACCCTCTGATGTGACAGCTTCAATTTGCATCGTTCCTACTGATCCATCGTGGGAAACGCATGTTAGTTCAAAGGTTTTCATCACTCTTCCTCCTGTTCCTGCGCCCAATCAAGAAACGCTTGGGCAACCACTATGCAATCTTCTTCAGTGACTTCGTCCATTTCGTCTAACAGAAATGCGATCATCGATAGATGCTCTAATGCATGCAATACTGTTTTAGGTTTAGTGATGTCGTATTGTTTTATAACTTCTTGTAACATTTCCTGCTGATTCTCGTTGAGTTGCGGTTGCCTATTCAGCTTCTCCAAGTCCGCTAATTCGAGTTCAATAAATGAGATTCTCAAATCTTTCTGGCGTTCAACTGCAGGGAAGTTGGTTCCTCTAAGCTCCCAAAGTTTTGCTAATTCCTCTTTTCTAGTGGAAATTAATTTTGATAAACTGGTTGCACTCACGTTCATTCCTCGCTTTCTGCTATTTCGTCGGATAGCTGAATTTTTAACACTCATTTTTCTCGATTGCTTCTTTGATAGTCCGACATGGGAAAGTGTTATAACCGTTCTTGTCATATTTCTTTGTAGAATATTGCGGAACGATATTTCCTTGGTCATTAATAAACACACTAAAATAGTCCGTACCCGAAGGTTTATTGGCTTTTTCAAAATAGTAAACACCGCATATAGGAATTTCTGATACTTTAAATTCATCAGGATTATAACCTTCTGAAATCAACATATGCCTAACAGCGTGAATATGCGTTTGCTCTAAACTGGCTGGAAAAGCCAGTATGTTTTCATGAGTCAATGCTTTGCCTTCAAAGTACATGTAGTTATCTATATACTCATTAAATGACTTTTTCATTAATTCACCTCTTTAAAATGGATAGCTGCCTCA